TTGAATAGATCCAAAAAAAATAAGTATTTTTTTTCCGCTGGCGCGTTATTGGTTATCGCGGGCGTATTCGCCTACGCCTTTTACACCTCCACCCGTTCACCAGGGTCAACGGTGGACGACAATACAGAGCGGTCGGAACCGAGGGCACAGCCAAGAATTTCAGCACCCGTGGCAACTCTGATTGCAGACAGAAAAATAGATAGCGATGTTGTCAAACGACAAGGTCCAAAGGCTTTCAGCATTGTAAGGAATAAGAAGCGGCCTCCTGGAGATGTTGCGAAGTACATCGACTCGCTTCTTCAACGTTCAGAATCAGGTGATGCTGTTGCAACCTACTCGATATATCTCGCTGTATCTGAGTGCAAGAACACTTTGAGTGGGTCTGCTAGTAGAAGTGCGCTTGCGCACCAGGCCTCGGCGACCGGCGAAGGCTATCTGAAGGGCGCAGAGTCAAGCCTTGATGATTGCGCCAATTTGGCAAATCGCCCAGAGCTGCTGAACGGTGAGTGGCTAAAGAAGGCAGCCGAACAAGGTTCTCTAGAGGCGCAGTTGATGTACGCCAGAGACACCACTTCCATCATCGGATCAAGGCAGGATTATCTAAAAGATCCCGAGAAATTAGTTCAATACAAGAAGGATGCTGCCCGATTCCTAGATGGAGCCGCACAGCAAGGCAGTGTTGACGCTCTTCTCGCCATTGCGGGCGACAGTCAGCGTGGGATCATGGCGCCAAAAGACCCTGTGAAGTCCTTCGCATACTACATGGCAGCTCAAAAAGCTGGATCGAACGTCTACCTCGATAAAATCGTGGATAACTACTCCAGTACCCTTTCACGAGACCAGGTGCGCGCAGCACATGAGCAGGCTGAGGCGATCTATCAAAACTGCTGCAGATAGGCATTGAGGATGGCATCGTCTAACTCATGTATGCAGCAGGGTGCCATCCCCAAGCACCAAATCTATGACTAACATTTGATAGCTGCCTTCCATCGCTTATCGGGCGCTCGCCTACGTACACGAGCGGAGATTTCCTACAGCTGGCACTCGGGCGATTAGGTATTCTGAGTTCGGTTGTCAGGTCAACTCGCGCTGCCAGGACGGCGGCGACTGGATCGCAAGGAGCTACGCGCCGACACCTTGAAAGCCGCCGGGACCTTCCGGCGGCTTTTTTGTGGATCGAGCTTCATCCGCACGCAAGGCAGCGTTGACTTGGTGAAGTTCCCACGTCAATCCACTGCATTGCCGCTAACTCCGCGCGAGTAGCCGAAGGCGGGCTTGCTCACGGACGATCTGGTGATGCAGGTCCTTCATCCACTGATCTTCCACTTTGATCACATGCTTCCACTGAGCTCGCTTCACCTTCAGCTGATCAGGCATAAGGGCGCGAACCGTGAACGGAATAAATGCCAAGAACACTGTGTAAGCGAAAAGATGGAGCGCCGTGGGATGCGGCGGCAGCTGGCGGGCCATTCCAGCCCAGACAATTGCCGTCAATCCCATCCACGGTAATTCGCAAACTGCAAACCAGAAGCGCGCTTTTTTCAGTGTTGCTTCGGAAGTCTGATAGGCGAACTGCATGTCTGAGAGCGATGGTGGAGAGAACGCATCAGTGTCAGCGTGGTAGTGCTGCTCGATACGCTCAGCAACGTTTAACTGACCGACCTCGGAGTCATTCACGTCAAGGTTCATAGCTCTGTTGTCCAAATTGCATTGCATTCATGATATCGCTGAGGACTGCGGTCTTGACGTCATCGAATGCATGCCAATAACGCTCTCTTTTTTCGATGACCAGTTGTCCTATCTGCAGGTTGATCACGACTTCTTTTTTTTGCGACCGCCCATGTTGATCTGCACGTTGCCTTGATTGATATCGCCTGATGTGTTCACCATGTGACCTACCCGGTTGTTATCGCCGAAGGTCACCGTCGGTGCGGCTCTTTCACTGACATCCCTCGCAGATCCAAGGTTGGCGAGCAATGCAGCACGCACCTCCTGTGGTGCTGCACGGAACGCCGACACCAGCGCCGCCTCAGATGGGTCTAGCTTCGTTCGCTGCTCCAGCAGCACGTAGACGATGTCCACCCCACGCGCATGCGCAGCCAATAAATATGCCCCTCCTGGCATGTTTTGGTCCTTCTCGAAGTAAAGCTGTGCCCATTTCGAGATGCCACAAGCGTCGGCCATCTCCTGCTGCGTAAGCCGCAGGCGCTTCCGTTCTTCCTTCAGGCGTTTCCCGACAGTCACTCAGGTTGTTCCTCTTACTTGACAAAATTTGGGTTAACACCAACAATTTCCGAAACCGCAGACGACCACAGCCGATGTCCCGCAAAGCGCAAGCTCAGCAGCAGTGTCACCTCCGAACCACAGCACAGGCACGGGAATGGCTGGTGTCCAACGGCATCACGGTGTCCGAATTCGCCCGGCAACTTGGGGTGAATCGCACTGTTGTGGACGATCTGCTCCGAGGCCGATCACAAGGCAAATACGGCGATGCGCACACGGCTGCAGTTGCTCTTGGCCTCAAATCACCGCCGAATTATGCCGCAAAAGTCCAAACTTCCAAGCGCTCAAGGGGTGAGCATGTTCGGTCGAAGAAAAATTGTCTTCCGCTGCGAGGCGTGCAGTGCACGACTCATCAAACGCACGAGCGTCCTCGCGCACAAGTTTCTACGGCATGACTCCTATGTCTGCGAGAACCCCATGTGTGGGGCGACCTACACAGGCCATTCGGAGTTGACGGGTATTGCCAGCCCCAGCGGCGTACCCACCGCACACAGCGAGCTTCCACCAACACCTGGCTATCAGCGTGCCCAAGCGCTGCAGGCGTACCGCGAGTCGCTGGGCGACCGCCAGTTGGACTTGATCCCGATAGGCGGCGAGCAGTTCTTCCCCCACCTCTGAGGCACCCCTAATGCGAAAGACTTTTGATTGGGCGGCATTGCCGCCCACGGCGAAGCTTTGCCTGGACGTTGCACTTATCCATGGCGGATTGGTGAAGACCGAGCACGGTTACATCGGCCGCACTGCCGCGCCGAAGACGGCGCAACGCTTTGGTGCGGTCGCTGTATCCGCCCTCATGCGCGAGGGCCTCGTCACCTCTGACGCGTTCGACGAGCGCCTCGTCGCGCTGACCGATGCCGCCACCGCCTTGTTTCATCTCTAACACACAAACGCCGAGGTCGGTTCGTGAGGCATGCCAACAGCTGGTTCACCGCACAGGAGCCGCGATTCTTTGATGCGGCCAGCAATGTGCCGCAGCGCATCGCGCCGGACGCCAAGCACGAAGAGGCACGCCTGCTCGCTGCCGCCGTTGAGGCGCACCGCCGTGCCGGCGGCACTTATGTCGTGATCGACAACGCCCCCTCTGCGCACGCGCCTCGGCGCCAGCTCAGCGTCTAAGGAAGGTCATGCAAGAGGATCTGCGGCAACAGGTGCTGTCCCGGCTGGAACGGGATTACGGACTCAAGCACCGAAGCGGTACTGAGTACATGCGCGGCGGCAAATGCCCGTCGTGCAGCAAGAAAGAGCTGTACACCAACCACCTCAAGCCATGGGTGGTGAAGTGTGGTCGCCAATCCAAATGCGGCCGCGAACTGCACGTCAAAGATATCTACGACGATCTGTTCGACGACTGGTCCAAGCGCTTTCAGCCAACGCCAGCTGCTCCTAATGCTGCAGCCGACGCATACCTGCAGTTCTCGCGTGGCTTTGACCTGGCACCGCTGAAGGGTCTCTACACCCAGGACAGCCACTACGATCGCAAGATCAGCGCCGGCACTGCAACAGTGCGCTTTGCGCTGGTCAAGGGCGGATGGTGGGAGCGCCTGATCGATCGTCCGCATCGCTTCGGCAAGCAGAAGGCGCGCTTTGCGCCAGGCCAGAGCTATGCAGGGGTGTGGTGGGCCGCGCCTGCCGCGCTCAACGCCATGCAGACGGCGCGCGAGGTGTGGATCGTTGAGGGCATCTTTGATGCGATCGCGCTCCTGCAGCACAGCATGTGCGCAGTGTCGGCCATGTCCTCCAACGCATTTCCGGAAGAGTCACTGCGCGAGCTGGCCAAGGCACGCATGGCCGATCTTCCGACGCTCGTGTGGGCACTAGACAACGAGCCGGGCGCCCGTGCGTACACGCACAAGCACATCAAGCGCGCAGCGGCATTGGGCTTCGATTCGCGGGCCGCGCAGATCGTCCAGCGCGACGGCAAGAAGGCCGACTGGAACGACCTGCATCTGCGTGCTATCGCGTCCGATGATCCGAAGCAGTGGGACACCGACGTCAAGGAATCTCGCTACCAGGGCGACCTGCTCGTCGCTCGCTCGGCGGTGGACAAAGGCCTGCTCATGTTCGAGCACGACGGCCGCAACGACTTCTGGCTGGAGTATCGCTCCCGCCTGTACTGGTTCGACTTCGACACACAACGCTTCGACAAACTGCGCAAGGAGAAGCTGGGCGATATTGATGCCGATGACGGCGACGAGGTCGCAGCCGGGGATCTGAGCAAGATCAAGCGCGCCGCATGCTCTGTGCAGAAGATCGCCAACTGCTACCCGGAGGCGCTGTATTTCCAGCGCCAAGAGGTCACCGACGAAAGCTGGTACTACTTCCGTGTCGATTTTCCGCACGACGGTCCGACCGTAAAGGGCACCTTTACCGGTGGTCACGTCGCCAGCGCGTCCGAGTTCAAGAAGCGCCTGATCTCCCTGGCCGCCGGTGCCATGTTCACTGGCACCGGCCACCAGCTGGACCGCCTGATCGAAGAGCAGACCGAGGCGATCAAGACAGTGGACGCCATCGACTTCGTGGGCTACAGCAAGGAGCACCGCGCCTACCTGCTCGGCGATATGGCCGTGCGCGACGGCGAGCTGGTGACGGCCAACGAAGAGGACTACTTCGAGTTCGACAAGCTGCGTTTGAAGACCACGCAGAAGTCCATCCGATTGGAGATCCAGCGCGACGCCGACGCGTTCCGCGTAGATTGGTTGCCGTGGCTGTGGCAGTGCTTCGGCACGCACGGCATGGTCGCCATGACGTTCTGGTTTGGCTCCTTGTTCGCCGAGCAGATCCGCGCCGGCCACAAGAGTTTCCCATTCCTTGAAGCCACCGGTGAAGCCGGCGCCGGCAAGACCACGCTACTCACGTTCCTGTGGAAGCTGCTGGGCCGCTCCGACTACGAGGGCTTCGACCCGGCCAAGTCGTCCAAGGCTGGGCGTGCACGCGCCATGGGCCAGGTATCCGGCATGCCCGTCGTCCTGTTGGAAGCCGACCGCAGCGAACCGGACAAGGCGCACTCCAAGACGTTCGAGTGGGATGAGCTGAAGGACTTCTTCGGCGGCGGCACGCTGGCAACACGCGGCGTGCGCAACGGCGGCAACGAGACCTACGAGCCACCGTTTCGCGGCACCATCGTGATCACCCAGAACGCAGCCGTGGACGCCAGCGAGGCGATTCTCACGCGCATCGTGAAACTGCATTTCAAGCGGCCGCAGGTCACCACCGAAAGCCGTATCGCGGCCGACAACCTCAACGCGCTGCAGGTCGAAGAAGTCAGCCACTTTCTCGTACGTGCCATTCGCCAGGAGCGCGTCATCCTCGATCTGTTCGCCGAGCGGGTGAAGGTGTTCGAGGCCAAGCTACGCGCGCAGCAGGATCTGCGCCTGGAACGCGTCATCAAGAACCACGCCCAGATGCTGGCGCTGTTCGACTGCCTACGCTTGGTCATCACCATCCCTGACGACATGGTCGAGCAGACGCGTCTCGCATTGTTGGACATGGCGCTGGAACGGCAGAAAGCGATCAGCGCCGACCACGCGATGGTCAACGAGTTCTGGGAGGTCTACGAATACCTCGAAGCCACCGGCCACGGTAAAGCCGTCGTCAACCACAGCCGCGACGTGCAGCGCATTGCAATCAATCTCAATCATTTCGCTGCGCGGGCCGCGCAGTTCAGTCAATCCGTGCCCGATCTCAAGGTGCTGCGTGCGTTGCTTGGAGACTCGCGCCGGCACAAGTTCATCGGCGCCAATGTGGCAGTGAACAGCGCGGTTCTCAAGGATGAACATAGCGGCGCCGGCACCACAGTGAAGTGCTGGGTGTTCTCGAAATGAGTACCGCAGATTTCCGCATGTTTCCGTTGACACGCCCCAACGATCGGAGCGAGTATTACTACGTCGCCGCACAATCGGCGACCAGGCTTGGCAGCCTGAATACAAGCGGCGCAATAGCGCCCATCGACCGATGTCTGGCGCTTTTTTGTGGCCCGACGTTGAGTTGGGCGCATGCCTGCCAGTTCTATGGCGGGCGGTGCGTGGAGGGCTTCGGCCCTGCCGGTTCCGTTTGTCCGGTCTGCCAACCCGCGCCGTCCGCCACCTTGCTTGGCAGCAAGTGGGCGGATTCCAGACCACAAACGGAATCCGACATGTCATACGACACCCAAGAAGCACCCGCATCTGCGGCGCGCCAAGTCGCCCATTATTTCAGCCTGATCGCCAACACCCTCGAGTGGAACCATGCCGCGTGGCTGAGCCTGACGGCACGCCTCGAAGGCACTGGCAAGGCAATCCACGCTCTTACGCTTGCTGACGTTGATGCAGCCATCGCTACCGTCGATGCTGCGTATACGGAGGCGCAGCGATGAGCGGCAACAAGCAATTCCGCGTCTGCGCAGGCGTCGTCCTCAGCTTCGAGATGATGCAGAGCTACGTCATGGTGATGCTGCACTCCGATGCGCTACACGAAGTCGCCCCGGTGCTGATTGCCTGCGAGTCGTTCGCGGCCGCTGACGTGATGCTGGGTGGCGATCGCCAAAGCATCGTGCTTGGGCGCTTGCACGTTTGCATGCGCGCCGACCGCGCGACCGACGTGTTCGATTGGTTGCAGCGCCGATCTTTGGCTGAGGGAGGTGCGCGATGAGTGCTGCCCATCTGCCCAGCGATGCCGACTACGCAATCAACGAAGAAGAGCACGACCGCCTATGGCGTGCGCAGCAAGCGGCTAGCTTGCTGGCCGCAATCAATCACGACGTGGCAACCCGCGCAGGCGTAGGCCACGACGGCGTTTCCGCGATCGCCGATTACATCCGGGAAGAGTTGCTGGACATTTTGTCGAGCGCTCGGCATCTGCGCGAACCACTCAATCCGCCTACCGGCGCTGATCTTATCTGACCTGTTTCAGCGGGTCCGGCGGGCGGTGCGTCAACACCGCCCCTGGACCTTCCATCAACGAAGCTCGAGGAGAGCCACATGCAACAGCACGCTGTCACACGCCCGCTAACTTCCAGTGCCGGACCCGGCGAGCAGGCTATCACGCCCGCCGGAATCGGCTTTGACCTTGCCTTAGGCAAGGATTGCAGCGCGATCGCTACGCTCTACATCACCCACGACGCGGTCGTGGTGGTGGCTGCGCTGACCATGGGGCAGCACAGCAGCGCGACCCAACGCTGGGAGCGTCGCCGTGGTCCGGGCAAAGGCTGGAAGCTGATTAGCGGCCCACGCCTGTTCACCAATGAGGCGGACCGGATCAGCAATGCGCTGGCCGATTTCATGGACGATCTGGACTTCCCGTTCGACCTGGCCAACATGCTGCCGCGTCGCCCGACTGCCGCCGCCGAGGCAGCGATCGCCGCTGCTGCGCTGGAGGTGGCCCATGCTTAATTTGGCCCTGATCTTGATCGCGCCAACGATCGGCGGCGCGCTGCTGTATCGGCTGCGGCTCACGCGCCCGGCGCGCGTCGCCCACAGCGGGCTGGCGGTGGGACAAATCCCGCAGCGGTTGCGTCGTCGTGGTGCCATGGCTGTGCGCCGGGCGGTGACGCATGGCTAATTCGATCGTGGTCTATGGGCCAATGGCAAGCGGCAAGACGCTCAACGCTGACGCGATCTGCCAGGTCTATAGCCTCAAACGCGTGGTGGAGTTGGACGAGCGACTGCAGCGCAAGGGTGATGACTGGCAGCTGGCCCAGCACGATGTGCTCATGCTGACCAATGATCGGCTGCTGGCCGAACTAACGGCGCAGCGTCTGAACATCGAAGTAGTCGCCATCGCCGACGCGCGTGCGCAAGTTGGCAGTGCGTGGAGGTCGCCGCGATGACGCTTGATCGCGTGATTGCTGTAAGCCGAGCGGCACAGCACTACGGCGGCCCCGGCCCGCTGTCGACGGGCGAGGCCTTGACGGCTGCGCTGGTGCTCAACCGACACGACTGGCTTGCGGACATGGACTACACCATTGCCCAGGCGCTTGATCGGATTGACGAGGATTCCATCGCGCATTTGCGCCAGGCAGAGCGGGCGATCGGGAGCAGCGCCGGGGAAGCGGAGGGAGGCCAAGCATGACGCAGCGCGAGATTTCGCACCCTGAGCCGCTGCCCGCCTGCAGGGCCGGTCACTCCGGCCGGCACATCGCGGATGGCCGACGCCTGCAGGCCGGTGGCGGGCACATCATCGAGTGCCCCTGCGGGCGCACCAAGAAGCACGCAGGCTTTGAAGAGGCGCTGGCCGATTGGAAGCGGATGCACCGCATCCGTGTCCCACGCCAGACAGCACCAGCCGACAGCAACGTGGTGCAGCTCGGGCTGCGCCTTCGCGGGGGCGCCGACCAATGAGCGATGAGGACACGGAAGCCCACCGGCGCCAGTGCGAGGCGCGCTACTGGCTGCGGCAGGGCTACATCGACGCCAAGTCGGTCGGCCTGCTGCAGCAGCTGATCGCCGCCAAGCGCGGCGACCAAGCGGCACAGGATCTGCGCGAGGAAATGCGGGAGCAGTGGAAGAGCCGTCAGCAGTGGCAGCGGGACCAGCTGCTATGACGGGGCGAATCCTGCATTTCGCCGACCTGCAGCGCATCTGCTCACCGGACGGGCCGGCGCCACGCCTCGTGGTGGTCTGCCGTTGGGCAGACCGGGAGGGCATCCGCTACCGCTACGACCGCAAGGGCCGGATCTGGACAACGATTGACGCTGTGAACGCCGCGCTCGGCATCACCGAGCCTGCGGCCAACCAAGAAAATGCAATGGAGCTGATCTGATGGGACGCGGTAGAAAAAGGAAGTTCAACCCAGCTATTCCGGCACACATCGACCAAGCTGCACTTCCAAAGGGCATCTATTGGGAGGACAACCGCTGGTATCTCCTAGAGGCCCATCCGGAAGGAGGACGGCCACGAAAGCGAACCATTGCCCACGCTGAGATCCGGCTCTCTGAGCTTCACGGCATTGCTGAGGCCGCCGCCGGCAGTGAAGTTCGGGGCACATTGTCCTACCTCGCAGAGCGCTTCGAGGAATCCACCGAATTTGCCGAGCTGTCGAAGGACACGCAACGGGACTACCGATGGTGCGCTGAGACCGCCAATGCGTATGTGCTCAAGGATGGCTCGATGCTTGGCAAGATGCAGATCGCGCGCATCAACGTACCGGCAATGCAGCGCCTGGTCGAAACGCTTGCGGGAGGTCGGCCAGCAACCAAGTTGCAGCCTGCGATCGAGCCACGCCCCAGCAAAGCCAACCATGTTCTGCGCTACCTGCGGCGCACCTTCGGCTGGGGCATTCGTATGGGCCTATGCGAGCACAACCCTGCCAAGGGTGTCCGCCAGGCGAAGGAGCGCGGCGAACACAACATGCCCGAATCCGATGTCTTTGCCACCGTGCTGACCTTCGCCCTAGCACGCGGCAGCCTTAAGGCGCATACACGTGGCAGTGTGCCGCCCTACCTCCACGCGGTGATGTTGCTCGCTTACAACGTACGTCTGCGCGGTATCGAGGTCACCGATCTGACGGATGCACATGCAGAGGCCGAAGGCATACGGAGCAGCCGACGCAAAGGCTCACGCGACACGGTGACCGCCTGGAACCACGACCTTCGCCAAGCTTGGGCCTGGCTGGCAGCGTATCGGCAAAGGGCAATGAACGCTCATGGAAGGCCTGTGCACATGAAAGCGGAACGTCGCCGGCTCTTGGTGAATCAGTCGGGTACGCCCTTGAGCAAATCAGCGCTAGACAGCGCTTGGCAGCGGATGATTGCGCTTGCCATCAAGGATGGTGTCATTACAGCCGAACAGCGGTTTAGCTTGCATGGATTGAAGCACCGCGGCATCACGGACACCGCCGGCACCCGCGCCGACAAGCAGGAGGCTGCCGGTCATGCGACGCAGCAGATGACCAACAGGTACGCACATGACGTACCAGTAGTTCAGCCACCCAAACGCAGGTAGCTCGCAAGCCATCGCCCTAGAGCCAACTGGGGCGATTTTCCCACCACCACTGATCTAGCCGGCTCAGGTGATCACTGATGGTTCCAGCCTCGCCGGTACGAACAGCTGTCGCCCACTCTTTTGCCAAGCTAGCTGAATCGCTGAGATCGGCACAAGCTTTGAGCATCCGTTTAGCAGCCACGGCGGGGGATGGTCGATCGCCTGCATCGAAGCCCAACGCTACATCTGAGAGCACCATCAAATCGATGGCTGATTTGAGGCTAGTCATGTGGCCTAAACAGTCTGCGAGCGCTTGTGTTAGCTGATGGGGAAGCTGCGAGAGCTGTGAGGCATCCCTGCACATCATTGGCAGGTCGAGCGCATCACGTCCCCTCTCCAAGAATGCGTCATTGCGCTGACCCGTAATTGACCCGCTCGATACGTAGGCCTTGGTCGCCACATAGTTGCGAACATCCGCTGCGAGCCGCTCGACAGTTTGAAGCTCAAGCTCAATAACGGCTGCAAGCACACGTCCAGCTCCGCGCCGAGCGCGCCTCTGGGCGGCGACGTTCCAGAGAAACACAAAGATGGCGAAGACCACCGACAACGCCGTCCACTCGACGCCACTCTTCGGTATCTGAACAATGATCGGCAC